TAAATATTGAGTCTATGAAAGTAGAATGAAATTTATTTACTTCTCTAGCTTCACGAATCAATTGTGCAATAGGCTCCTTACAATTAGTTAGCCAGTTTTGAGTAAAAGACGGTTCCTTACTTTTTTCTGTCAAAGTATAAGGTATCTTTAATTTATCAAAAGCTTTAGCTATCGATCTTGCTGCCCATATATCTACATCTATACCCGCGGCCTTTTTAATTTTAAATAGTGCTTTCTTTTCTTTTTCTAAAAATTCTTTTTTAAGTTTCTCTGCACCATCAAGATCTACTCTTACTCCGTGTGCTCTCATTTGTATTAATAAAGGCAGAAGCTCCATTTCAAGCTCCCATACATCGGTTAAATCTTGCCTGGTAATCTCAGTCTTAAATCTTTGCCAAAGTTTATATGTCAAAACTGCATCTTGCTCAGCATAAGGACCAACAAATTTAGCTGGAAGCTTATACATTTCACCTTTTGCATCTATACCCCAATCTTCTGCAGCTTCTCTTAGCCCAGCTTCAGACTTCAACTCAGAGAGGTAATCAACCGATAAGGCGTTTAAGCTGTACGTACGTCGGTTTTCGTCTATTAGGGCTGCTGCTATCATAGTGTCGGCTATTTGGCCGTATACGACCACTCCATGGGCTCTTAACCACCCAATATCGTAAGAGGCATTGTGAAAGACCTTTATTGCATCGGATCTACAAATATCCTGCACCCAATTTAGAACCATTCTAATATCCATATTACCACCTGCTTCATGAGCTACTGGATAATAACCTTTGAAATTATCTGTTGCTACTGATACTCCAATTAAATTACCATTATTTGTAGGCCATCCTGGTCCCTTAACTTTTATCTCAGGGTCTTTGGTTTCTAAATCGATAGCTACTTCTTTTGCATTTCTTAAATCTGGAAATCTTGAGGGAGGAGTCCAGTCGCTGTCTTGAAAAGTAAAGTTAATTTGATTGGTCATCTAATTCAATTCCAAGTTTTGCATAATGAATAATCTTATTATATCTTTGTTTTGCAGTTTCGCCAGGCTTTCTTCTTGTTGCGTATTTAATTATATTAGAGTCTATTGTATTTAATTTATTTTTCATACAGTAAACCACTGGTTGGATAGCGTGTTGAACGTAATGTTTTCCACCTTCTTGATATTCTAACGTCTTTTTTTTAGACCCCACACATCCCTTCACATTCTTCGTTAAATAAATCTAATTGTTCTTCTGCTGGTTTTTGTTTTTTTAATAATGCTTCAAAGTCTACATCTCTTAGAGGAATCCCTTTTCTGTGTAAGAATCTTGTATACTCTTTGTTACGTGCTGAGTGTCTAATCATATCATCAATTTTACACGCCTCTTCAAACTCTTTTGGAGACTTGGTTTTTATTTCATGCCACAAAGTATTATCATGATAAGGACAACCTATACAAGAACTTTTTTCTGGAGTTCTATAATCTTTGCCTCCATACCAATCTAAACAATCTTGTCTTGACATTTTTTTATCTATAAGTGGCCAAGTATTTTTAATCCATTTTTCTCTAGATGGTTTGATTCTCATCATCTCATCTGTTGAAATTCCAACCCATACTTCTACCCAAACATTTCTTGGAAATCTTTGTCTTGCTTTTAAACCAACAAGCTCCCGTATTTTTTTATTTATAGGTGTAATTTTATAATTTCTTGTACATAATCTAGGACCTAAACTTGTTTTACCCGTTGCAGCATTTTTTGCGTAAAAAGGTATAAATAAAAAACCACGTTCACTAGATATCTCATTCTCGATATCTGTTTTTATGTTACCTGAGTGTAAATGATTTTTAACAATGTGAACTGGATAACTTAACTTGCTTTTCAACCATTCAAGATGGTCCATTACTTTTTCTGGTTCCCATCCAGTGTCCGCAAAAATAGCACAGTCAGGCTTGGGGCCAAAGGCACCCTCATCAGCCATGAGCGCCATCGTAGAAGATTGAACGCCGGCTCCCAAAGATAAGATCCGAAATTTAGGATCGCCCGAATAGTCCCATGTGCCTTTAACCTCTGCCATAATTCTCCTTTATAAACTGATTATACAGTCTTGCCAATGGAAAGAAATACTCATGATGAGTCCTCAATATATGTAGAGTTTCTTGTGCTCTTGTAACTCCAACATACCAAACTCTAGCCTCGGAACTTCTTGCCAATCCTACTTTGTGTCCAAAATGTGCTGGCCAATTAGCCTTTTCGTAAACACACACATTCTGTGCTTCACCACCCTTTATAGAGTGTATCGTGTCAATTGTCACTCTAGAGGACATGTCTAAATCAACACCTGCCTCTAAAACTTTTTCAAAATACATTTTATCTTTTTCTGGAAAATTTCTGTTAAATACTTCCTGCCAGGGTCCTGGATCAGCTGTCAAACCTCCGAAGGTTCGAAGAAAATCTATACTCATTTCTTTAGAGCTATCGATGTTCATCCATCTTTTGCTTTCAATGGATCTCCAACCGAACGCGATCTCATTAACATAAGCGTATACTATACCAGCTTGCTCCTTGTTTACAAGACCATTATTCATTAATTTATTCCAGTATTTTATAGCGTTCCATTTGTTTAAATCGAACGATGTTTTACCTTTTGTATTTTTAAAAAACAAACCAGACTGTCTAGCATGATCCTCAAGCTCTCTTACTATCTCTTGTGTTCTTCCTAATATAATCCAGCTTCCTGGTAATGTATTTACAGCGTCGACCAAATTAGTAAATCTTGGATGAGTTATAATCTCTCCATGTTTGTCAGAAGGTAAAAACTTTTTAACAACTCTTGGTTTAATCATATCGGATATATGTGTACTAAAGTTATGAATTATTTTTGGGAGTCTGTGAGATTGTGTAAGCACATAATCTCTTCCAGGAAAATTTATGTAATCAATAACATTAGCACCATTCCATTCAAAGATTGCCTGGTCATCATCGCCCGCGATGTAAACTCTATCAGAGTTCTCTGCTATTTTGTAAATCATCTTCCACTGTAATGGTGTGAGATCCTGAGCTTCATCTACAATTAATATTTTTAAATGTGGTGAGCTTTCGTGTTCAATAAAATGTGTAATCATATCTGTGAAATCCACTCTATGATCTTCTTTAAATAATTCATATTGTTGATAGATTAATTTAAATCTAGGTAATGTTGCTCTTTTAAATGTTTCTGAAACAAACTGTTGTTCTGGTGTTATTAATTTGTTTCTAGATTTATCATAAACTCTCAAAGACCAGTCGTTAAACACTCTAACACCATCATAATTTTCATATGCAGGTTTAGCCATCCCAAGGTTTTGCGCAAACTCAACCATGTCTATCTCTGGATCTATGACAGGAACTTGTTTTCTAAACTTTCTACAAAAACTATGAATAGTTCTAAAGTTACCTAAATCTTCATCATTGCAATCAGGAAACTTTTTATTAGCTCTGTTCCTAGCCTCATCAACTGCTTTGTTTGTAAAAGATAAATAAGCAACCTCTCTTGGTAATACACCTTTATCAAACCATTTTTCTAGACGATCCAACAGAGTTGTAGTCTTTCCTGTGCCAGGAGGACCAAATATTTTAATTGTTTTTCTTTTCAAATGGCGCTTGCTTCCGTTGGAATACAACATTAGACCTTTCTATAATTGGCTCATCAATTTTTTTGCACAACCAAATATATTTTAATTTAAGTTTATCAAAGTAATCATGTTTAGTGCACCCATTCTTTTTTAACATACTAATGATTTCAAATTTTTTAGCTGCTTTATCAGATTTTTTTATAAATCTTTCAAAGGTTCTATATTTAAATACAATAATATTTTCATGTAGATACCACATCTCTGCCTCAACTTGAGATGGATTGTCTGCTTGTTGAGTCTCCTGAGTAAACTGTATCATTGTATCTTTAAATTCTTCTTCAGCTTCATTGTTTTCATCATATCCTTCAATTGGCTGCTGCATAGATTTAAGTTTGTTTAGAAAAACTCTATAATCTTTATCTTTTACTTTTTGCCACACAATATCAGCTTGATCAAATAATTGTTCGGATAATAATTGTTGTTGATTAAGTTGTTTACCGGTCAGCTCCACAGTCTTTTTATCTATAGTTAAAAAATATATAGGTGGTTTTGTTTTTAAAACTTGAAACGAATCAATAGTCGGCATGTAATCTATACTATCGATGCCGTATTTAAGTGTCTTACAAATGGCTGAATTACAATGGTTTTTGAGCGGGGCATCATTACATTTGTATTGATAATCTTTTTTTTCGTATTGAGATATTAAAGCTTGTACTTCTCTATCAGGAAGAGGTTCAGAAAAACCCTCGTTTCTTTCCCATACTTCTTTTTGCCAACCCTCTGGATTTCTTTTCTTTGCTAAAGATGCAAAACCTGTAAGAGCATTGTTCCTAAAACCATCTGCACATCCATTTCTAATCAATGCTTGT